GGTGGTGTCCGGCGTGCTATGGCGTCTGGGTCGGATTTTCGCCAGTCGTGCGGAGGTCGGCGTACTGGCGGCAGGTCTCAAGAAGGATCTAGCGCAGTATCGGGCGGACCACGAACAGAAGCACGCCGAGATTACCGCGCGCCTGGATCGGGGCGAAGCGCGGTTCGCGGGCCTGGAAACGCACCTGTCCCATCTGCCCACGGCGCGGGACATCCAGGACGTGCGTGACACCATGGCGGCCCTGCGGGCGGAAATGGCTGCCGTCCGGGAGACCCATTCCTGGATCCGGGAACAGGTACAGCTCCTGGTGCGTCACGAACTGAGCGAAGGGGGCGGATCGTGACCTTCCGTGAACAATGGCTCGCCCATGTCCGGCTGGCGATGTTGATCGTGCTGGGCCGGGCCTCGCCGGACGCGACGCGGCGCGCCGAGGCACTGTGGGCGCTGGCGGAGATGCCTGGTCACGCGGCCAACGTCAGCCTCCTGGCGGATGTCCTGGTGCTGCCCCGCGCGACGGTGATTGAAGACCTGGCCTGGCTGTCGGGCCAGGGCCTCGTGCGGCACACCCGCGACGGCGGCGTGCTGGGGGCGATGCTGCTGACCCCGGGCCTGGAAGTGGCCCAGGGGCTGGAGACGGTGGACGGCGTGGCGCCGCCGGCGGCCAGCCCCGAGGATATCCAGGCGGCGCTGTCGGTCGTGGCGCTCCAGGTCACCGTCTCGGACGTGACCGACCAGCTCGGGTGGCTGCATGAGCGCGGCCTGGTCGATCAGCGCCGCTCCATCACGGCGCGCGGTCGTCTCGTCGCGCAGGGGCGTGAGACCGTGGAGGGCATTCACGCGCCGTCGCCGGAGACCGTCATGCGCCTGGCCGGCCAGGGTGCCCGCGCCATCTTGGGGGGCTGACCGTGGCCCACGATCCGGAGACGCGCCAAGCCGCCCGGTCCGCCTATGTGTTCCAGCGTATGAGTCTGGAGGGCGTGGCCGATCACCTGGACATCGGCGTCGCCACGGTGCGGCGCTGGCGGACACAGGCGGCGGCATCGGGCGACGACTGGGACCGGGCGCGCGCCGCCGCCAGTCTGTCGGCCGAGGGCGCCGGCACGATCGCCCAGCTCGTGCTGTCCGATTTCCTGGCCTTGTATCAGGCCACCGTCGCCGACCTGCGGGACAACCCGGAGATCCCCGCCATGGACCGGGCGGAGGCACTGTCCCGACTGTCGGACGCCTTCACCAAGACCATGAACGCGGTCGCCAAGGCGTCCCCCGATCTGGCGCGGTATGCCGTGGCAACCGAACTGCTGCGCGACCTGGCCGGGTTCGTGCGCGAGCACTTCCCCGAGCACGTCGAGGCCATGTTGGAGTTGCTGGAGCCGTTCGCCACCCACGTCGCCAAGAAGTACGGTGATTCATGGCGCGCCGGCCGGTCAACCGCTATGGCAGCACGGACTTCCTGGAGGAAATCCGGGACTTCACCCAGACCCTGCGCGACGAGATCGCAGAGGCGTCCGAGCTGGGCGACTTCGACCGCCGGGCGGCGGCTACCAAAGACCGCCTCGCCGAGACCAAGGCCGACTTCGGGGCCTTCTGCCGGACGTACTTCCCCCACCGGGGCCGGGCCGAACCGTCCGCCTTCCACCGCTGGATCTTCCGCCGCGCCGCCGAGATCGCCGACGGCCCCGGCGGAGCGCGCGAGGTGATCGCCGCCCCGCGCGGTAACGCCAAGTCCACCTTCTGGACGGAACTGTTCCCGCTGTGGTGCATCCTCACGCGCCGGCGGCGGTATGTCCTGATCCTGTCGGACGCAATCGAAGTGGCCGCGATGATGCTGGAAGGCATCAAGACGGAACTTGAGGTCAACCCGCGCCTGGCGCACGACTTCCCGCAGGCGGTGGGTCAGGGGCCGACGTGGCAGGTGGGCGTGATCGTCACCGCCGGTGGCGCCAAGGTGCAGGCCGGCGGCGCCGGCAAGCGCATTCGCGGTGCCCGGCATGGTAGCCAGCGCCCGGACCTGGCGATCCTGGACGACATCGAGAACGACGAGAACGTCCGGTCCCCGGAACAGCGCGACAAGCGCGAGACATGGGTGGACCGCGCGGTGGAGCCGATCGGGCCGCCGGACGGCTCCATGGACCTGATCTACGTCGGCACCGTCCTGCATGTGGACGGCGTGCTGTCCCGCAAGCTGGCGAACCCGATGTGGCGGGCGACCCACTTCAAGGCGGTCATCCGCTGGCCCGACCGCATGGACCTGTGGGACCAATGGGAGGGGGTGCTGCACAACGAGGGCCAGGACGCGGCGGCCGATTTCCTGGCCGAGCACCGGGCGGACATGATGGCCGGCGCCGAGGTGCTGTGGCCGGAGGTACAGCCGTTCGACCGACTGATGATCATCCGCGCCCGCATCGGCACCGCCGCGTTTTCCAGCGAGTACCAGAACGACCCGACGGCCGAGGATGCCACGTTCGACCAGGTGCAATACTGGACCGACCGCGCGGCCATCGGCCGGACATGGCTGTACTACGGCGCCTGCGACCCGAGCCTGGGCAAAAACAACAAGTCCCGCGATCCGTCCGCCCTGCTGGTCGGCGCCCGGGACGAGGGCTCGGGCCGCCTGTGGGTAATCGAAGCCCAGATCCGGCGCCGGGTGCCGGACAAGATCATCACCGACGTGATCGCCCTTCAACGGGCCTACAAGTGCATCCGCTGGGCGGTCGAAGCCGTCCAGTTCCAGGAGTTCCTGCGCCAGGTCCTGATCGAGCGATCGGTCAAGGAAAGCTGTCCGGTGCCTGCCACGCCAGTCTCGCCGCACACCGACAAGGCCCTGCGGATCGAGGCGCTCCAGCCCTACGTCACCGGCGGGTTGATCCTGTTGCATCCCAGCCAGACCACGCTGATCGAACAGCTCACCCACTTCCCCAACGCCGACCACGACGACGGGCCGGACGCGCTGGAGATGCTGTGGTCCCTGGCGATGGGGGGCGCCGGCCGGCCGGAACACCGCTCGGCCGGGCGGCGGGCGGTAAACCGGATGCTGGGCGGGTTCCTGGGCCGGCCGAATGGCGGGCCGCGCGGCTACATGACGGGAGGATAGGCCATGGCCACTGCGCTGACCCGCGAATTCGCCAGCATCGAACGCGACCCGCGCATTCCCCAGTACGGCGGGGTGCTGACCAATCAGGACGCCACCCTGATCAGCCAGGGTCAGGGGCGCGGCCTGGCGCTTTATGACGATATCCTGCGCGACCTGCGCTGCTACTCGGTGCTGGACAAACGGGCGGGCGGCGTCACCCATCGGGAGTGGCGGGTCGAACCGGCGTCGTCCCGAATGGCCGACAAGAAAGCGGCCGACATGGTCAGCGACCAACTTGGCGGATTGCTGTTCGACCTGGCGTGCCACGACATGCTGATGGGATCGGTGCTCAAGGGGTTCTCGATCGCCGAGTGCATGTGGGTCAAGGATGGCGGCGAAATCCGGCTGGCGGAACTGAAGAAGCGCAACCAACGGCGGTTCGTCTTCGATACCAAGGGCAACCCGCGCCTGCTGGTGCCCGAGGCTCCGCTCTCCGGAGTCGATCTCCCGCCGCGCAAGTTCGTGGTGCAGACCCATGACGCCAGCGACGAACAACCCTATGGCCTGGGCCTCGGGACCCGCCTGTTCTGGCCGGTGTGGTTCAAGCGCCAAGGCATCACCTACTGGCTCCAGTTCGTCGACAAGTTCGCGATGCCGACCGCCGTGGGCAAGTACAACCGCACCGCCTCGGAGGATGAAAAGGCGGCATTGCTGGCCGTGACGCAGGCCCTGGCCCACGATACCGGCGTCGTCATTCCGGAAGACATGCTGATCGAGCTGCTGGAGGCGTCCCGCACCGGGTCCATCGACAGCTACGAGCGCCTGTGCCGCTACATGGACGAACAGATGTCCGAGTGCGTCCTGGGCGAGACCCTGACCACCAACATCGGTAGCGTTGGCAGCAAGGCGGCGGCACAAACCCACAACGAGGTCCGGGAGGAGTTGTCCAAGCGCGACGCCGACCTGCAATGCGCGGTCCTGAACCGGGGTCCCATCACCTGGATCACGGACATCAATCTGCCCGGGGCCAAGCCGCCCCAGGTGTGGCGCGTGTTCGAGGAGCCGGAGGACCTGGATGCCCGGGTCAATCGGGACAAGACGATCTACGACATGGGCTTCGAGCCGTCGGAAGAGTACCTGCGCGACACCTACGGCGGCGACTGGCGGCGGAAGGCGCCCGCAGCACCGGGGCCGCAGGATGCTCCGCCGGATCCGAATCCGACCGCCGACCCCGCCTTCGCCGAGGGCGACCGGCCGCGAGACGACGTGGATGATCTGGTGGACCAACTCAGCGAGCTGACCACCCCGGCAATCAACGCCATGCTGGATCGGTTCCGCGAACTGCTGGCCACATCCGATGATCTGGCCGACGTCGAGCGGCGCCTGTTGGAGATCTATCCGGACCTGTCGCCGGACGCCCTGGCCGAGGTCATGGGCCAGGGCATGATGGTGGCCTATCTGGGCGGGTCGGCCGATGGCGGATGATGTCGGCGCGCCGCTGCCCTTCGCCGAGGCCATTGAGTTCCTGCGCGACAAGGCGCGCCTACCGACACAGGCCTGGACGGACCTGAAGGAGGGCTCCCACGCGAGGTCGTTCGTGGTGGCCGGCGCCACCACCGATGCGCTGGTCGCGGACTTCCACCGGTCGATCCGGAGCGCCATCGAGAACGGCACGACGCTGGAGACGTTCCGCCAGGACTTCGATGCGATCGTGGCCAAGCACGGCTGGTCGTACAAGGGCGGACGGAACTGGCGCACCCGGGTGATCTACGACACGAACATGCGCATGGCCCGCGCGGCCGGGCACTGGGACCGGATTGAGCGGGCGCGGAAACGCGAGGCCGAGGCCGGCCGCACCCTGTACCTGCGATATGTGGCCGTCATGGATGGCCGGACGCGCGACGAGCACAAGGCGTGGCACGGCACGGTCCTGCCGGCCGATCACGACTGGTGGAAAACGCACTACCCCCCGAACGGCTGGGGATGCCGGTGCACCGTGCAGATGCTTACAGAGCGCCAACTGAAACGGTACGGCTACAGCCCGACACCCGAGGACCAGGTGCCGCCGGTCACGATGGAACGGCGCACCGTCACCCTGGCCGACGGCTCCACGGAGGAGTGGGAAACCCCGGCCGGAATCGATACGGGCTTCGGCTACAACGTCGGGCGGTCATGGCTGTCGGGGGCAGTGCCCCGCGAGCTGCGCGCACCGCTGCCCGACCTGCCCGATCTGGAGATGCCGGTGCTGCCGGACCTGCCGCCGCTGCCGGCACCGCGCCCGGTGGACGCGGCCAAAGTCCTGCCCGAGGGGCTCGCCCCGGAGGAGTACGCCCAGGCGTTCCTGTCGGAATTCGGGGCCACGGTCGATCAGGGCGCGCTGCACCGCGACGTCGCCGGGTATGTCCTGGGCATCGACGCCGACCTGTTCCGGCGGCGCGATGGCAGCTGGAAGGTCGAAAGCCAAGGAAGGCACCGGTTCCTGCCGGTGCTCGCCGAAGCCCTGAAGACGCCCGACGAGATCTGGTTGTCCTGGGCAGCCGATCACCAAGGCCGGCCGGTCCTGCGCCGAACCTATCTGGCCGCGCTCGATCTGCCGCGCCTGAGCAAAGAACAGCGCGGGCACGGCCTGTTCGCCTTGGTGGAGTGGTCGGAGGCCGGGTGGCGCGGCGTGACGCTGTTTCAGACGCGGCCGACCGGGTATCTCGCCGAGCGGCGGCGCGGGGTGCTGCTGTATCGTCGGCCCGAAAAAGAATGACGGCAGCGGCTCCGCTCGCTGCCGTCTTGGTCGCTCCTCGTGAACCCAGCGGGCGGGGGGGATGCGACCCATTGAAACGATCATACGCCGGTCGGGCCGTCGGCGCAACGAAGTCCGGCCTCGCGCAGCGCCCTCAGACGCGCCAGGACGCGCGACCGCTGCAATGCGCCCGCCAGGACCCGGCGGCCAAAGACCCCGTTTAAAACCCCCTTTAAATGGCTGGCAAACGCACGATCCGATGCGGGGGCGTCCTGCACCAGCCGGATGAGGCGTGCGCGTGCGTGATTGACCGCGCCGGGCGGAGGGTTGATGCTGACCGCGTCGGCCATCATGACCCGTTGCCCGGACATCCGTCCGGGCGCGGCCTTTCGCCGCCTGGGGCATCGTCGCCCCCATGACCGACGCCACACCGCATCACCCGGCCGTACCAGCGCCCCGGACACCTGTCCGGGTTATGCCGCGTTCCGGCCCGGACGACACTCGGCCCGTTCGCCACTCCGAACGGAGCGCCGCCGTGTCCCCATCGGACATCCACATCTTCCGCGCCGGCACGCACACCACGAGCCAGGGCGTCGAGCTGACATTCAGCGAGGCGGACCTGACGGCGACGGCCTCGGCCTATGACCCGGCCGTCCACGAGGCCCCGGTGGTGGTCGGCCATCCGAAAGAGGATGCCCCGGCCTATGGCTGGGTGTCCCGCGTCACCACGCGCGGCGCCGACCTGTTCGCCAGTCTGAAGGACGTCAACGTCCAGTTCGCCGAACAGGTCAAGGCCGGCGCGTATCGGAAGATCAGCGCCGCGTTCTATCCCCCCGACCACCCGAGCAACCCGAAACCCGGCGTGTGGTCGCTCAGGCACGTGGGGTTCCTCGGCGCCCAGCCGCCGGCCGTACGCGGTCTGCGACCCGTTCAGTTCGCCGACGCCGGCGACGGCACCGTGGATGTCACGGTGGCCTTCGCCGCGCCCGACCGCGACCCCCTGCGCGACGGGCTGCGCCGGATCGCGGACCTGTTCCGACAGCTCGTCGAAAATCCAGAAGCCGCCGTCCGCTTTGCGGAGCCAGCCCCCATCCCCGCCCCCGACAAGGAGACCCCGGTGACCACTGACACCACCGACGCCGCCGCCCGCGAGGCGGACCTGAAGAAGCGCGCCGAGGCGCTCGCGGCCCAGGAAGCCGAGTTCGCCGAGCGACAGCGCGAACACCGCAGCGCCCAGAACGCCGCGTTCGTCGAAGGCCTGGTCAAGGAGGGCCGCGTTCGCGGGGCCGATCAGGACGGCTTGGTGGCGCTTCTCGGCGCCCTCGACACCAAGACGCAGGTCGCCGCCTTCGCCGAAGGCGACGGCAAGACCGGCACTGCTGACGCCTGGGTCCGCCGCTGGCTGGCCAGCCAGCCCGAGCTCGTGGAGTTCGGCGAGGTGGCCGGCGCCGATCGCGCCGCCCCGGGCGCGGGTGAGGTCACCTTCGCCGCGCCGCCCGGCTATGTCGTCTCGACCGCCGGCGCCGAGTTGCACGCCAGGGCGAAGGCCTATCAGCAGGCCCATCCGGATGTGGACTTCATGACGGCCGTCCGCGCCGTCGGCGGCAAGTAGGAGGCCAGCATGAGCCGACAGGCGATTTCCCTTCTCGATCTGTCCGTCCGCGCCAGCGGTGCGGTCTCCATCTGCCGGTGCGTCGGTTTCAACGGCGCGCAGGCCACCGCCCAGGGTCAGAAGGTGCTGGGTGTCAGCCGCTACGCGGCCCCCGATGGCGGGGATTTCGCGGCCACCACGGCCGGCACCGCCATCGTCGAGACGGGCGGCGAAATCGCGGTCGGCGACAGCCTGATCTGCGACGCCCAGGGCCGGGCGATCGCGGCCACCGGCTCCCTGGGCATCGCCGTCGGCGCTGTCGACATGACCAGCACGGCCGCCAATGGCGCCGTTCTGACAGGCGCCGACCTGCCCGAGTTCGTCTTCGCCGACGCGCTCCAGGCCGCCGGCGCCGCCGGCAAGTTCATCGAAGTCAAGCTGAGGGGATAGGCGATCATGGCCGATCTGAACACCCAGAACGTCCGGGTCGTCGACCCGATCCTCACCACCCATGTGCAGGGCTATAGGCACGCGGACGCCGTCGGCCACACCCTGTTTCCGACCGTCTATGTGCGCATTTCCGGCGGCAAAGTCCTGGAGTTCGGGCGCGAAGCGTTCCGCCGCTACGCCGCCGCGCGCGCACCCGGTGCGGCCACCAAGCGCGTCACGTTCGGCTACGAAGGCAAGTCCTACACCCTCGAACAGGAAGCTCTGGAGGGGATCGTTCCGCGCGAATGGATGCGCGATGCCAGTCAGGTCCCGGGGATCGATCTCGGCCAGCGCGCCACGAACAACACCATGCGCATCCTGGGCGCCAATCTGGAGATCGAACAGGCGACCATCGCGACCAACGCCGACAACTACGACGCCGACCATAAGGTGACCCTGGCCGGTGGGTCCAAGTGGTCCGCCGGCACCGGCGTGCCGCTCACCGATATCGACGACGCGCGGGATGCCGTGCGCACGTCCTGCGGGATGCGGCCGAACGTCGCCGTGATGGGGCCGGCGGCCTGGCGGGCGGCGAAGAACAATCCCCAGGTTCTGTCGCGCATCTACAAAGACGTGGACGGCCAGGATATCGGGCCCATCACCCTGGAGCACTTCCGGCGCGTGGTGGAGTTGGAGAAGGTGATCGTCGGCGAAATGATCACCGTCGATGACGACGATGTGCCCAGCGACATCTGGGGCAACGCGATGGTCCTGGCGTACGTGCCGTCGTCACCCTCGCCGCAGCAGGAAGAGCCGTCCTACGGCTACACCTACACCATGGAAGGGCATCCGCTGGTCGAGGAGCCTTACTACGACAAGAACACCAAGAGCTGGGTCTACGGCGTGTCGTACGAGCGGGTGCCGGTGCTGACCGGGATGGCCAGCGGCTTCCTCATCAACGCGGCGGCTTAGGAGGCGGCCATGCGTGTGATGCTGACCATGCCCGTCAAGGTGCCCGCCGGCTGGGTTGTCGAGACGCCCACCGATGCCGAGGGCCGGGCGTTGATCGCCCAGGGAGCGGGCGTAGAGGCGCCCGCGCCAGAAGCGAACCCCGAGGACGCCGAAGAAACTCCGACGCCGCCGGAGCCGAAAGGCCGCCGGGCCAAGTGATCCCGCGCGAAACCCGGGCGTCGATCCCGGCCGGTGCGGATGACGCCGGACGGGCGCCCGGGAGGTGTGCGTGCTCGCAAACGACGAGGAGACGGTGCACTGATGCCCTACGCCACCACCCCAGCGATGATTGAGCGGTATACGGAACGCGCGTTGGTCGATCTGACCGACCGGGCAGAGCCTTACACCGGCGCCATCGTGGCGGCGGTGCTGGAGCGAGCCCAGGCCGGCGCGGACGGTGAGATCGACGCGGCCCTGCGCGGGCGCTACGCCCTGCCGTTGGCCGAGCCTGTGCCGGGGCTGATCGCCGACATCGCCTGTGTGCTGACCTGGTGGTGGCTGTGGCCGGAGCCCGAGCCCGATGGGGCGGTGACCAGGCGCGCCGACTGGGCGCGCGACCAACTCCGGCGCCTCGCGCGCGGCGAGTTGGTGCTGGAAGCGCCGGCCGCCAGCGCACCATCCGGCGGCGCCGGGGTGCTGATCGACGCCGGTCCGCGCGTGTTCACCCGCGACACACTGCGGGGGTACTGACCATGGCCGGCATCTCCATCCGCATCGACGACGCCGACCTGGCCCGAATGGGCCACGCGCTCGACGGCCTGCTGCGCGAGGCCGATCAGGCCGAGGACCTGATGGACGAGATCGGCGCGGCGCTGGTCACGTCCACCCAG